CCATTCGATGTGGAGTGGGATTTCGTTCGCCGTCTGCCCGACGACAACCGGAACAGAGGTTTCAAACCAGTGGCCAGCGAGCACGAGGATCGCCTGCTTCACGTTCTCCGGCACGTAGCTCGCGCTCGCGCCATAGCCCGCAACAAACGTAACCAGCACGGCGTTCTTCTTGTCTGTTTCCAGTGTCGGGTAGGTCGCGCCGGACGCAAGTGTAACCGTGCCGTAGAGCGTGGTCGTGTCTACTTGGTAGTTTGCGCTGTCCCACGTTTGCAGCGTGCCGTCGCCGTCGTAGTATTGAATCGAAGTCACGCTGGACAGCGGGCCTTGCGGGATTTCCATGCAATAGCCCGGCCAGTAGTCCATCGTCCACTGGTACGTGGCGTTAATCAGTTGCCGCTTGAGTCGCGATTCGCAGGACTTACGCGCGGCGGTAATCAGGCGCGTTAGCTCGGCGTCAAAGTCGGATGAATCGAGGCGCAGGTGTGCGCGTAGTTCATCAACCGTCACCGGCTCGGATGTCGGCTGTACGGTGATGGTTAGGCCCATTAGACGGCAGCAACCTTGCGCGGGCGCCCGCGCTTTGCCTTGGCTTCGGATTCTGCCTTGGCTTCTTTGGCGGCTACCGCTTCCTCGCCAATCACCTCGACAAGCCCACGGCGCAGGAATAGCGCACGGATGGTTGCGTTTGGCGTAATCTCGCGGCCCTCGGCGTAGTAAGCGCCACGCCAAGGAAAGTTTTTTAGCACGCGGCAGGTAATCATGGTTACTCCGATTTCTTGCTGGCATCCGCCACAGCGGACTTCACAGCATCGACGGCACCCTTGACGGTCGCCTCGGCATCATCAATGGCATCCCCAACCTTGGCCGGGATACGCTTGGCCGCGGCGGCCAGTGCGCCCTTGGACGCAGCACCGCCAAGAGAGGCAAAAAGCGCCTCAAGGAATCTGAACTTCTTTTCAAGTGCTGCGATTTTCTCAATCGGTGTTGGCATCGTTATCTCCAAACTCCTGCTGGTTTGCCTTTGTTTGTGTAATCCTGGACGCTCTGGTAAATCGGCTCTTCGCGTTCTGCGGCAGGCCACTTAATCTTTTCTTCTAGGTGCCCGATGACGACGCGGTTGGCGAGATACAGCTTCTTACCTGCGTCGCGCCAGCGGTGCCAGAAGTTGATGTCCGCGTCAACGCGCCCGCTGTCTTCGTCCCATCGGCCATCTTCGCCGGGAATTGCCGTCATCCATGGGCGCGGGAAGGATGCGAGCGCGGATGCGCGGAACAGTGTCAACCCGAAGTGCCCTGTGGCGATCTGCATCGTCGGGTACGCCAATTCACTCATGGCGACCTTTTTATTAGCGCCATCTGGTAGCGAGAAAAGCACCTCGCTTCCGCCGCGCTTGGATTGCAGGGCGCACACCGCGTCCATGTCGGGGTGCGTCTTCAAGATTCGGTACAACTCGATCACGTCTTCCGGTTGGAATACCGTGTCGTAATCGAAGGTAAGGACAAATTCTTTGCCAGCGTCAACCCACTTCTGCATACCCTCGCAGAGTTGTTGATGCCAGAAGCACCCCTGAATGATGTTGCACTCCATTCCGGGGAGTTGCGCCATCGCCCGCTGCGTACACCAGACATGCATCGTATACGAGGTGCGAGGGGCGGCGAGGATGCCGCCGACGTTCTTCAAATCTTTTATGTCTGCCGCGACCGGCTTGCGGCCCATCAGGTTCAGCGAGAACGCGCCGAGCTTCTTGGCGCAGTCGTCCGCCTCGCTTTCCCATGTGCGGATGTCTTCAAGTCCGCATTGCGAAAACAGCGTCCGCAGAAGCGTTCCGTCAAATCCGCACTTGTGAAAATCGTTGCTGTCCGTCTGCCCGCCATAAATGAAAGACAGGATCGGCACTTCCTCGTTCTGCTGGTAGGCCCAGAAAATCCGCGCCATATCCGGCACAGCCACGCGCACGATGCCACCGGGTTTCAGTTTGTCTACCCAGTGCTGGAGAACGTTCGCTACTTCGTTCTGTGCGAAATGCTCGAGGACGTGCGAGGCGCGGATTTCGTCAACCGTGCCGTCTTCGTAGCCGGCCAGCGGGTAGACTTCGGTTCCTAGCTTCCGGTCAATCGGCGTGTAACCGGGAATCTCAAGAAGATTGCCTTCAGGATCGGTGCCCGCGCCGAGGTTTAGGCGGATTGCTTTGGCGTCGGACGAGGTGATCGGGTCGTATTCTGGCTTCACTTCTGCGGCAATCGTCATTCTGCGGCATTCCTTTAGTTTATTCGCGGCTGCGGCATAAAGATTTTTGCGGCGGGCGGGGACTGGTGCCGCACCAATCCCCGCCCTATGTAAGCGGGCCGAAGCCCGTTACAGGTGATTACCCGGCAACGTATACGTTGACGTTGCGTTCGGTCGTGTCATCCGGCGCGATTGCGGCGCGAGACAGGATGATCTCGGCACCAATGACGTGCGCGACGGACGTGTTTTCGCACGACAACTTGAGGTAGCGACCGCGCTTCTTGAGATCGACGGACATCTCGACCGAGACGCCGTTCGTGGTGTCCGCAGTCGGGATGACAAAGCCGACGCTCGTGCTGGTCGCCGTCCCGCCCGTGAAGGTCGAGATCGCGGTGAACGAGTTGGAGGCTTCGCCGTCCGACAGGGTGAGCGTCGTCATGTTGGACGAAGCCACGCCGCCGTTGACGATGACCAGCGCGTGCGAGAAGCCGAGCGTATCGCACGTCACGCTCGCGGTCGCGTTTGTCGCCACCGAGCGCGGGTAGATGCGGACGACCTTGGTATTCTGGAGGTGAATCATTGTCTAGTTGTCCTCTATGGGTTAGGCCGCGTCAGCGAGCAAGGCAGCAATCGGCCCCTTGGTCGTGTGGCCCGTTGCCGACAACCCGCCGAGGTCGTGGATGTTGATGTCGAAGCGCAGCGTGCCGCGAAGCGCGATCTGGTCTTCGAGGAAGTAGCGGTCGCGGGATTCCGCGATCTCGAACTGGCGACGGATACCGGTCGTGGAAGCCTTGCGCAGATCGCCAAAGAAGATCATCGCAAGGTCATCGCTAACCGTGTCGCTCGACTCTTCGCGCAGGTAGTGAGACTTCACGCACGGGTAGCCGTTAAAGCGCATCGGGATCGACCCGGACGCCTCGGCAATCGTGACGCCGCCCATGCCCTGCAAGACGCCGCCGATACCGGTCTCGATGGCCTGCGGCGAGCCGTAGAACTTGCCGTTCGGCTTCGCAAACTCGGCAACGCGCGACTGCAACGTGCCCAGCGAGGCGGAGGTGAATTCCGCGAACGTGTTGATCGGCACAAGGCGGTACTGCGCCCAGTAGGACGAGGTGAGCGCCTCAACCTTGCCGAGCAAGCCTTGGATTCCAAAGTCGCTATTGCTGCCGTCGCCGGAGAAACCAACCTCGTCGATCTTCGACGCGGCGGCCAGCGCCATTTCGTTCGTGAGCAGGTCAACGACCGAGAGCGCAGCGTCTTCCGACAGCTCGCTGGAGTACGTCGCAAGCACGCCGAGTTTCTTGGCGGTCAGCGTCACGTTGTCGAACGCTGCGGACGATTCGGTGATCGCCGTGTTTTCGCCCACGTTGTACGTGGTCAGACCGGACACGCGCCGGGGAATGACCATGTGATCCGAGGTCATCGGGACGACGAAGGACTCCTTGAGCCACACGCCGTACTCTTCGACCAAGCGGATGATGTAATTCGCATACTGGCCGGGAACCAAAGCGCCGCCCGCCGAGTTGCTGGATTCCGTCTGCGCGCGACTGTCGTTCTGGAGGATTTCCTTCATGCGCCGTTTGGCCCACGGAGCCTTCCAGAAACGGTCAGCGAGGTAGCAGGCGAACTTGAACCCATCCTCTGCCGCCTTCGCCGAGCCTTCGCCCGCATCCTTGAAGCACATCAGGTTGCGCGGGACGCTGCCGATTTCCATGCGCTTGGCCGAGACGCTATGCGCGTCGTCGTTTTCGGGCTGCATCGGAGGCACCTGGCGCGCCTGCGGCTTGCGGAAGTCGTCGCGCTGCTTACGAACTTCGTCCGCGATGCGCTGCGCTTCCTTCACATCTTCGATTTCCTTGAGCAACGCGGCGGCTTTGGCCTGGTGCTCGCGGATCGTCTGCTTTTCCTCGTCGGTCGGCAGGCGGTTTTCTTTTTCGTAGGTGGCGACGATCTGATCCGCGCTACGCAGCTCGTAATCAGCGTCACTCTTGAGATCAAGAATGTCCTTCATTGGATTTCCTTGTGTTTCGGCACACTGGGTGCCATGAGGTTTTTGGATTGCGGCAAAGCCGCCGTGATTACCCCGGAGGGGCGACACCCCGCGTAACGGGATGGGTAGAGCTAGTTGATGTCTTCGCGCTGCATTTTTCGCAGCGATTCGCGCAAACGCCGGGAGACTTCTTTGAACGTCTCTTCTGGCTTGCTAACGACTTCTATCGGAGCGCGGTATGCGTCACGCGCAGCGCGTAGAGCATCATCGAAGCTTGGAACGTCTAGGCCGACAAACGCACGGGCCTCTACGACCTCTGTGCGTTGTGATGGCACCGGCACGATGGAGCCTTCAAACACATCGCTAACATCGTGCATGACGTAGTGGCAAGTCTCGCGCGACTTCTTACCTGCGGATTTCTCCACCTCGTACTCGGAGCCAGGCATGTGGGCGCAGGTTCGCATGTCTTGGCCGCATACCGAGCATTCCGGGTAGTCGAACTGGAAGCCGATGGATGTTCCGCGATACACGCCC